TTACAACCACGAAACAGTGGCAATGGGCTTCTCTGTAACCGAAGAAGCAATGGAAGATAATTTGTATGACGCGCTCTCAGCACGTTACACAAAGGCTCTCGCCCGCGCTATGGCTTACACAAAGCAAGTCAAAGCAGCTTCTTTGTTGAACAATGGTTTCACCACTTTCCAGTCTGGCGATGGCGTTACTCTGTTCAACACAGCTCACCCAACCGTGCAAGGTGGCAACAACGCTAACCGTCCTGCGGTTAACGCTGACCTGAACGAGACTTCATTGGAAGATGCGGTCATCAACATTGCTGCTTTCGTTGACGAGCGTGGCCTGTTGATCGCTGCTCGCCCACAGAAGCTCATCGTTCCACCAGCATTGATGTTCGTTGCAACACGTCTGCTTCAGACAGACCTGCGTGTCGGCACAGCCGATAACGACATCAACGCACTGCGCTCAAATGGTTCAATCGCTCAGGGCTATCGTGTCAATCACTACTTGACTGACAACGATGCATTCTTCCTGACAACCGATGTTCCAAACGGCATGAAGCACTTTGTCCGTACAGCAATGTCAACATCAATGGATGGTGACTTTGACACAGGCAACGTCCGCTACAAGGCTCGTGAGCGTTACAGCTTCGGCGTTTCTGACCCGCTCGGCGTTTACGGTTCCCCCGGAGCCTAATCGTACTAGGGTACAAACTTTTAAGAGGGCGTCTTTCGGGGCGCCCTTTTTTTTGTTATAATTCATAAGAACCTTGACAGTCACATGGTGTGGCTGACATTCGCCAAGACAAGGAGTTCCTCATGGCTAACACTACCTTTTCGGGGCCGATTATTTCTAACAACGGCTTCACATCTACTGGCATCGCATTTGCCGATCTTCCCACAGCTACAGCTAACACAGGCCGTATCATCTTCTGCTCTGACGCCCGTAAAGCGGCTGAAGGCGCGGCTGCCGGAACAGGCAACCTAGTATTCTCTGATGGCACTAACTGGATTCGTGTAGACACTGGCGCGGTAGCCTCTGCTTAATAGGAGGCTCTCATGTCAGGTTCTGATGTAAATGTAAGTTATGTTACCGCGACCGGAACGGTTGCTGGTGGTCGCAGGCGCCTGTGTGGCATTCATTACCACTCAGCAGGCTCAACAGGAAAGATTGTCCTCAGAGATGGAGGCGCATCTGGCGCAGTCATTATGACTTTAGACTTCCACTCAACGACAACTGGAGATCTTATGATCCCAGATGAGGGCGTCCTTTTTGAAACAGATATTCACGCGACATACACAAACATGACCAGCGCGACCTTCTTTTATAAATAGGAGGTTTGAGTGCCGCGTAAAAAAGAAACGCCCATCAAAACGTCTGTAAAGTCTGGTAATTTTCGCGCCACCAAAAAGGGCGCGGGGATGACCAAGAAGGGCGTTGCCGCCTATCGCAAGGCAAACCCCGGCAGCAAGCTAAAGACGGCAGTCACAGGGACTGTAAAGAAGGGTAGCGCGGCAGCGAAGCGGCGTAAGTCGTTCTGTGCGCGTTCTGCTGGTCAGATGAAGAAGTTTCCTAAAGCAGCAGCCAATCCTAATAGTCGTCTAAGGCAAGCCCGTAAAAGGTGGAAGTGCTAATGACTGAGCCTGTTGAAGTTACACTTGCTAGGCTTGAAGAGCGCATAAAGACTCTTTCTGGTGAGGTTAGGCATGTTCATGAAGAGGTCTCTGATCTAAAGGCTCAGGCCAATAGATGGAAGGGGGCTTTCTGGGTGATAATGGCTTTAGGCGGCGCTGTTGGTGCTGTGGCCCATTTGTTTGTTGGGTGGATGAAATGACTATATCTAGGGCTACTATGGGTAGTCAGTTGAAAGGTAACAAGATGAAAAAAGCTAAAAAAATGAAGGGTGGCGGCGATATGCTAGCGAACCTGTCTCCTGCGTACAGCCTTATGAAGGGCAAGGGCCTCCCGCACGACTTGCTCACTGGTGGCGGTGTTCTTGGCGCTTTGGCAAAGGCAACGAAAAAAAAGAGCAAGTCGTCTGCTGCAACGCCTGACGCTCCGCAGGCTGGCGCAGGGATGGCAGCAAATCAAATGCAGGGCATGACGCCAATGTATAAAGGTGGAGCTGTTAAAAAGAAGCGTGACGGCATTGCACAGCGTGGTAAGACCCGTGGCAAAATCTGCTAGTCGAAACTACAAGGGCGAGTACAAAAACTATCAGTCAACGACTGAGCAGAAGAAGCGCCGCGCAAGCAGAAACACAGCCAGAAGCAAGATGCTTGCCTCTGGTAAGGTGAGGAAGGGTGACGGTAAAGATGTCGCTCATAGAAACGGGAATCCGAAAGATAATAGAAAATCGAATCTCAAAGTTGTCCCCGCCTCAAAGAACAGGTCTTACAAAAGAACAAAGACCGCAGGAAAAGTTAACCGCAAGGCCTAGATGCCCAAGGTGCGGGAACAGGTTGAAAACAATTTATGTACATGGTCATGAGCAGTGCCTAGAGTGTGACCAAGTTATAGATGACTGCTGTCAAGGAGAGGTATCATGCGAGCAGCAAAAATGATGTGCGGGCAGCGGAAAAAGCCTATTGCTTTGAAAAAGGGCGGAAACCCAGTTGCAAAAAGTTTGGCAGGCCCAGCGCTAAAGCCAAAGGTGGTCAAGCCCAAAAAGGGCAAGGGGGCTTACACAAGAAAGGGCAAGGCCCTTTCTTATGCTTCTGGGGGAGCGGCGGTAAGGTCTTCAGGTAAAAAAATGCTTGAAAGCATTCGGTCTAGGACTCCCAAGACAGGAGAGAAGGCAAAGGCCAGAATGGAAGATCAAAAGAAATATGTAGAAGAGCAAAACAAAAAGGCGCCAAGAACTATGAAGTCAGGCGGCAAAACCAAATCAACTGTCAATAAAGCCGGTAATTACACAAAGCCAACAATGCGTAAGAATTTATTTAACAAAATCAAGGCTGGGGGCAAGGGGGGAAATCCGGGTCAGTGGTCGGCTAGAAAAGCACAAATGCTCGCTCAGCAATACAAGAAAGCTGGCGGAGGATACAGGGACTAATGGAAAACTTGAAGCTGCCAATAGCCCTTGTTGTGGCAATGGTTTTACAAATCTCTGGTGGTGTCTGGTGGGTAAGCCAGCAAGCACAGACAATTAAGCAGCTTGATGAGGCTGTTAAGCAGATGTCTAGCCGCATGGCTATCGAGGCTAATGTGAACATGAGGCGTGACATTATGCGTAATAACGAGGCTATCGAAGGTTTATTCGAGGCGGCGAACAGTAATAGTATGCATATGGATAAGATTGTTGAATTGCTACGGCGTGTGTCCGTTCTTGAAACTGAAATGAAGTATCTAACAGGCGGCAGATGATTGAATTTTTGCTTGTTGTCTATATGGGGAAGGGGATTGTAGATCAAACTCAAAGATTTGTAGATATGGATAGATGCTTGTATTTTGCAGAAAGGCTTTCAAGGCAAAATCCAGTACCGATACAAGGGAGGTCAGTCAAGATAACGGCAATCTGTAAACCAGTGCCGAAATAGGAAATGACATGATCGCAGAGACCTTAGCTGGAATAGCTCTTTTCAAAAGTGCTGTTAGTGGAATAAAAAGCGCGATAGGCACAGCCAATGATATTAGCGATATTGCTGGCTTCATAGATAATCTGTTTGAGGGTGAGCGACAGGTACAGAAAGAAAGAAGCAAAAAGTCTGGAGTCGGCATAGGAGATCAATTTGGCGTTAAGTCAGTTGCCACAGAAGTAATAAACGCCAAGCTCGCAAAAGAGCAAATGCAAGAGATTGCCTCTATGGTTGACATGCGCTTTGGACACGGCACTTGGCGTGGTATAGTTGATGAAAGAGCGAAAAGAATACAAGAGGCTAAGGAAGCTGAATTGGCTAGACGTAGAGCGGCTGCCTTGAGGCATAATGAGATGATTGAGAACGCAAAGATAGGGGTTGCGGTATTTTTTTTAGTTGTTGTTGTTGCTGGGCTTTTTATTGCCGCAATAGCGCTAAGTGGGTAGGGAGTGGTATAATGCCTTTGAAGAGTCCGCAAAAGAGTTTGAAGTCTTGGACAAAGCAAAAATGGAGAACGAAGAGTGGCAAGCCCTCCACACAAGGGTCAAAAGCAACTGGAGAGCGTTATCTACCGGCATCAGCTATTAAAGCCCTCTCACCTAAGGAATACGCGGCCACCACCCGTGCTAAAAGAAAAGGAACTAAAGCTGGTAAGCAATTCGTCAGCCAGCCTAAAAAGATACGAAATAAAGTGAAGCCGCATAGGAAGGTCAAGTAATGGCTGTTGTAACCCCGGATTTACCGGAAATATTTGAAGAGGCGTTTGAACGCGCTGGTCTTCAAATGCGTACAGGTTACGACCTGAAAACTGCGCGGCGTAGTTTAAACCTATTAACATTGGAGTGGCAGAACCGTGGCCTTAACCTTTGGACTATCGACTCTGGGACACAAGCTCTCACATCTGGCACAGCAACTTATTCAATGCCTGCGGACACTATTGACCTCATTGAGCATCAAATCAGAACAGGCACTGGCGTCAATCAAATCGACACTAACTTGGAGCGCATCAGCGTTTCTAGCTATGCTCAGCAAAGCGTTAAAAACACTCAAGGCCGTCCTTCTCAAATCTATGTTGACCGGCAAACGAATGCTGTCAACGTTACTCTCTGGCCTGTGCCGGATTCTAATTCGTATACTTTATCGTTCTATCGCCTTCGTGGAATCAATGGAGTCTCGTCTGGGATAGGGACAACAGCAGATGTTCCGCCACGGTTTGTTCCGTGTTTGGCGGCTGGATTGGCTTACTACATTGCTATGAAGAAGCCAGAGGTAGCGGCGCGTGTGGCACCGCTTAAGCAAGAGTATGAGTTCCAGTTTGAGTTGGCAGCAGCCGAGGATACTGACTCATCAACAATCAAGTTCGTGCCATACGACACGTTTTATTTAGGAGGCTAATATGCCTGTTGTAATTAAAGAGTTAAAGCCAAAAAAGAAGATGCCTTTGCCGAAGCCGAAGCCTCGTCACGCAAATCCTAAGCATCCAATGAATGCGGAAAAGACAAAGCCTTTGGGTAAAGCAGTTGGTGGCGACATGAAGATGCATCGACAGGGGTCTATGCCAAAGCCGCCGCCTCCTCCATCCAAAGGAATGCCGCGAGTACCAAAAGAATTTATGGGGACTAG